GGGAGCCACGGCCACTACAGCCGCACCACGGAACCTAGACCCGCCCTCCGTGGATCGTCAAGCGTGGGGCGTGGTGCGTGTCGGTGGGGTCCGCTACGCTCGCACCATCCGTTAGCCCGGATCGCGGCCTAACTACCCGCGCGGACGGCCCGACTTGCAGGGGTTCCCCCTCGTCGGGCCGTCCGTCATTCCCCGCCGGCGCAGCTCGTGCTACCGTGGTCTACGAACCGCGACCGTCCCACCACGAGGAGACCCGCCCCGCATGGCGACCACCGACCAGCTCGCAGGAGCCGCAGACCGACGCGTCGCGACCCTGGAGTTCATCAAGGCGCACATCACGTCGAAGGGATACCCCCCGACCCTCACGGAGATCGCCGACTCGACCGGCGTCGACCGGGCGACCGTCGTCGTCGACGTCCGCGTCCTGGCGAAGGCTGGCGTCCTCGAGGTGGACCAGCACGTCACCCGCGGCATCCGCGTCGCGAACCACGACATCGTCCTCGTCCCGAGGCCCACGCCGTGAGCATGGGCCTCGAGGACGCCGGGCGCCGGATCGAGGAGGACCCCGATGTCCTCGAGGTCGCCGGGGCGATCTACCGCGCCACACACCCCCCGTTCGTCCCGTGCGTCATCCTCGTCGCCGCGGAGGACGCGAAGGTGTGGCGCGAGCACACGTGGAACCTCCGCCCGCGTGGCGCCGTCACGATCGTCGAGACGGCCCTCATGCTCCCCGGGTGCGCGAGGGTCGGGTCATGAGCACCCGCACGAAGCCGCCGACGGTGATGCCCCGCCTCGCGGACGGCAGCATCCCGCAGCAGGGCATGACCGTCGAGCACCCGGACGGCGTCCGCGGCCCGCTCCTCTACACGGTCCCCCGGCGCGGTCTCGACGACACCGTCGTCCGCAACGTCGACGACTGGCAGACCCTCATCCGCACCACGACCGGCCGCGCCGTGCGGCGCACCACCCGCGAGCTGCACCCGGTGCGCTCATGAGCTGGTGGGTGGTGTTTACCGTCGCGCTCCTGGGCGTCCTGGCGGCGTGGTGGAACCTCGTCCGTCTCTGCGAGCATGACCACCCCCCCGCCGCCGCTGTCGTCGTGACGATCGCGTCGGCGTTCACGTCCACGACCGTCCTGTCGGTGTCGATCCTCGCCCTCCTGCGCCTCGCGGTGGCGTGATGCTGACCGCCGATGAGTACCGCGCACAGGTCGCCGCGTCCATGACGGAGGCCGACCTACAGGCCCGCGTGATCCGCCTCGCGAAGATCACCGGGTGGCGCTACTACCACACCCACGACTCCCGGCGCTCCGTCGGGGGGTTCCCCGACCTCGTCCTCGTCCACCCCCGGCAGCGGCGCATCCTGTACCGCGAGCTCAAGCGCCGGACGGGCAGGGTGAGCCCGGAGCAGACAGCATGGATCGCAGCCCTCGCCGCCGCCGGCGCGGACGTCAGGGTGTGGCGCCCCATGGATCTCCTCGACGGCACGATCGCCGCCGAGCTCTCACGAGAGGTGAACCGATGACACCGCAGCTCCCGTGGCTTCCCCCGCGTACGTACCCGCCGCGCACGTACGCCGGCGCCGCGCCCCTGCCCCACGACCGCATGGCGCCCGCGCACCGCCCAGCCGTGCCGGTGTCGCCGGACTGCGCCGCGGGCAAGTGCCGGCCGTGCGCCGGGTCCGCGATGGACGACGAGACGGACGAGATCGTCGCCTGTCAGCACGAGTGCCACAACCACTAGCGCGACCGTCGCGGTACGTGTACGATTGGGCTGCACGCCCCACCCGCCGAACTAGGAGCCACCGTGCCCACCACCCCCGCCCCGGAGCCCGTCCTCGACCAGCTCCACCACGGCCACGAACACCCCCTCGTCGCCTGCACCGACTGCGGATGCCTCGTCATCCCGGAGTACATCCGCACCCACGAGCGTGTGTGCCCCGGCGTCCCTGCGAAGGGCCTCACCGCACTCGCCCGCCGCATCCTCGGGATCAAGCCGTGAGCGACGCCCTGCGGGACCGCATCCGCGAGGACGCCATCGAGCACGCCGCACAGGCAGCGTGGGACCGCGAGCCGCACGAAATGCCCTGGGAACGGATGCCCGCCTCCGTGCAGGAGTCCATGCGTGCCCTCGTTCGGGACGACGTCGAGGCCGTCCTCGAGCACCTCGACGCCCGGTGCCTCCTCGACCTCGACGCGGAGCCCGACACCTACCCGCCCGGCACCCCGTTCGACGGAGTCATCGGCGCGGCCGGACGCCACGCGAAGGCGTGCACCGTCCCCGTCCGAACCGTCTATCAGGGCGTCGGATTCATGGCTTACCCCGGTGACACGTTCTCCGAGATCGCCACCCGTTACGCGCAGGCCGCGGACGAGGCCCCCCGGTGACCGCCGTCACCGCCGTCCGCCCGAACGGCAAGCCCTACCGACGTCGCGCCCCCGTGCGGGTCGAGCAGTTCGAGACATACGACGAGGGAACCGGCATCGTTGTCGTCGGGACTCACGACGTCGAGCTCGCCCGGCACCTCGCCGCCGGCATCATCGTCGAGTACGACCTCACCGACGTGGAGCCGCGGCCGTTGTGGTGGCGTCTGGTGCCGTGGGATGGGACAGGCCAGTTCGACCAAATATGGATCGACGACCCTGTCCGCGGGGTCCCCGTCGTGGTGTGGCAACCGTGAGCGCCCCGCAGGCATGCACCACCTGCGGGCACCGCCCCACCCGCCGCCGCAAGGCCCGCCCCACCGGCGTCATCGCCGACGCGTTCCAGACCTGGCGCCGCATCCGCCTCGACTTCGACGACCACATCGAGGCGCAGCTCACCCGCGCCGAACACGACACCCGCGGCATCCTCCTCAACCCCGCCGGCCGCGCGAAAGGCATCGACCCCCGCACCCTGTTCTACGGGCCCCGCGCCCGCGTCAACGCCTACGCCTCGGAGGAGCTCCTCGACTGGTTCCACGAGCACGGACGCACCACCTTCGCCACATACGAACGACACCACCCGGAGGCCCGACCATGACCGCAGGACCCGTTAACGCCACCCCTGTGTGGGTGGGCATCCCTGAGCCCGTCGTCACCCACGACACCAGCACCCCGGACTACCCGGTCCAGCTCGTCATGGGGGTCCCCCCGCAGGAGTTCGGGTTCACCCCGGAGGAGGCCCTCGACCTCGCCGTCCGGCTCATGGAGGTCGCGAACGACGCCCGCGGGGTGCCCCGTGGCTGACGACCTGGCACGGGCTGAGGCTAAGGCACGGTACCCGGACCGCAGCCTCTCGATAGAGGATGGCGTGACGCCTGATCCCCGCAGTGCTCCGTTTGTCGAAGGTGCCCGCTGGCAGCGTGAGCAGACCCCCGCACCGACCGTGCCCGAGGCGTGCGACGGCGGCGCGAACCCATCGCTCAACCACGAGGGGCACCGCTGGCCGTGCGGCGACGCGACCTCCGCACCGACCGACGAGGACCGGGAAGCGCTGATCGTAGCGGCCATCGCACCGGCGCTCGACCGGGCCCGGGAGCAGTCCGTCCCGGACCTGACGAGCCGTGAGTGCATGCTCGTCGGCCACGGAGCACAGGCCGCAGCAGAGTTCGTCCTCGCTGCGGGGTTCCGCCGTCAGCCCACCGTCACCGCCGAGCAGATCGCGCGGGCGATTGCGGATTGGGCCAACGATGGGCGACACATCCCGGCCAACCTGGTGACCATCGACGGCGGTCCGAGCGTCGAGGCCCGTGAACTAGCCGAGCAGGTCGCCGCCCTGGGCATCCCCGTGGAGGAGTCATGTGGCGGCATCCTGCGCGAAGCGCTGGCGCAGGCGAACGAGCGAGCGGACGCCGCTGCCCGTGAGGCGGCAGCGCTGCGGGCGGTTGTGCGAGCCGAGGTGGACGGATGGAAGCCGCCGGACACCGTTCATGGGGGCGCACTGCTGGCACTCCTTGCCGACCCCACACCGGAGGCCGACCGATGACGAACCGCGGGGACCGCAACCGCTCCAAGCCCGGCCGCGACCGTGGCGCACGCACCGAACGCCGCCACCCCGAACCCATCACCGCCGAGGAATGGGCCCTCCTGGAGGACATGAGCATCGGCGAACGTGAGGCGTGGCTCGCCGACCGTGACAGACTGCGACCACCGCGCCGCGGGTAAGGTGGGACCGAGATCCTAGGAGGTGAGACGGTGGGCAAGGCAGTCGCCCGGCACAACAAGACAAAGGCGGCACGCCTCCTCGAGGCGCAGCGGGCCCTAGAGCTGCACGCCTCCGGGGTCGAGGACGTCATCATCTGCGAGGAGCTCAAGATCAGCAGGGCGACCCTGTACCGGCGGATGGAGTGGGCTCGCAGCATCGTCCTCGACCCGACCGTCGAGCAGTACCGGCAGGAGGCCGCACTCCGGATCCGCGAGTCCCGCCGGCGGATCTACGCGAAGCTCGAGGAGCGCCGGCCCGTGCAGACGATCGTCGGGCCGATCATGGACCCGGCCACCGGTGAGTGGATGACGGAGCCCGTGTGCGGCCCGGCGGAGGTCGCCGCCCTCACCGGGCAGCTCGTGCGCCTGGAGGACATCGAGGCGAAGCTCCGCGGTGGGTACGCCCCGACGCAGGTGAACGTGAAGCACACGGTAGAGAACGCGTTCGATCAGCTCATCGCGGAGCTGGCGCAGAACGACCCCCGCCCCGCCGAGACACAGGAGACGACCGATGCCCGGTAAGCCGCCGTGGGACCATGAGGGGCACCACCCGGTGCAGCACCGCGACGGGAAGCCGCCATGGTGCAACGCCTGTGGGTGGCCGTCGCCCGACCCCCTCGTCGTCGCTGTCGCCGAGAGTGAACGTCTCCGCCTCCTCCTCACAGGCGCCGCGAATGTTATTGAGGCGGTCCGCACCCTCCTCGTCGACCGTCACCAGCTCTACGCGCAGGCCGTCGCCGCCGGGCAGATCCCGCCCGGCGCCCCGGAGCTCATCCGCATAGACGAGGTCATGGCCGTCCTCGTCGCCGGCGCGTCCGTCGGGCTCGACGAGGCACCTGCGGTGACCACGGAGGGCCCTCGTGAGTGACTACCGGTACGCCGCCGCGGCTGACCTGTGGGTGCAGGACGACCACGTCATCGACGGGAGGGACATGCCCGACGAGCTCAAGCCCGACGACGCCGCCCCCGCACAGGTCGTCCTAGTGCGCGACGACGCCGGGCAACTCATCGGCGCGGAGGTGTGGGAGTACAGCGGCGCCCCCCGCGGATGGTCCCTGTCCCGATGGGTGCCCGTCGAGTGATCCCCCCGCCGCCTCCGCCCCCTGTCCGCCTTGAGTGCGGCCGGTGCTACGGCTCCGGCCGCATCTGGCTCCGCCTCCTCACGTGCTACGCGTGCGCCGGCGTCGGGTGGGTGTGGTCCGAGTGAGCGTGCTGACCGAGGGCGCAGTCGAAGCCCTCCGCGTGATCTACACCCAAGGGTCCGACGCCGACCGTGAACGGGCCCGCCTCGAGCTCGTCGCCCGCGGCCTCATCGCCGACCCCGCCGGGGAACTCCGTGCCGAGATCCGCGCCGGCGGGCCCATGCTCCTCGGTGAACGGCTCATGCCCGACACCGTGTACGGGGCACGCTCCCCCCTGCACGACTTCCTCAACGACTGGCACCTCCGCGAAGCGGCCGGCCGACCCGGCGCCCGGTCCGGGTGCGCCGCCCCCCGCGGGCACGGCAAGTCGACCGCGGCCGTCGAGCTGGGCGCCCTGTGGCACGCCGCGAACTGCACCCGCCGCTTCCAGGTCATCATCAGCGACACGTACGAGCAGGCCGTCGGCCGCGTGCAGGCCATCAAGGGGGCCGTCGAGACGAACGACGAACTCCGCGACACGTACCCGAAGCTCCGGCCAGCGTTCGGCCGTGGCGAGCCCGGCACGTGGCGGGAGAACGACCTCGTCTTCGCCTGCGGATGCCGCATCATCGGCCTCGGTGCAGGGACCTCCATCCGTGGCCTCAAGCACCGTGACGCCCGGCCCGACCTCGTGTACCTCGACGACCTCGAGGACGAGACGTCCGTGTCGACGCCCCACCAGATCGAGAAGCGGCTCAAGTGGTTGACCCGGACCGCCCTCAACCTGGGGTCGCCCATCAAGGGCCTCTCCGTCCTGTGGGTGGGGACGATCCTGTCGCGCGACGCCCTCCTCAACCTCGTGACCGGGGCCGCGCTCGACGAGGGGCAGACCCGCCCCCGGTGGGCGCAGATGTGGTCCCCGACCGTGTTCCGTGCGGAGATCGAGGGGTCGGAGCGGATCTCCACCACGGCGACCGTCGAGGACCCCATCACGAAGGCCCTGTTTCAGGTCACGTACGACGTCGGCGAGCCGATGTGGTCGGAGCTCACTCGTGAGGACCTCGCGAAGATCCGCGGCGGTGTGGGCGATGCCGGGTACGCCGCGGAGTACATGGCCGACCCCGTGGACGGCAAGGGCGGGATGCTCGTCGCACCGCAGCTCGCGTCGTGGGTGAACCCGCAGTACCCGCCCCGGGACCGCCTCATCCGGTGGTCGCGCACGGACGGGCCGGGCCGTACTGCGGCGTCGGGTGTCGCCGCGGTGGCGAACCTCACCATCGCGGCAGCGCTGGACCCGCAGTTCGCGGAGGTCACCGGGAGCAACGACCCGGACCTCGCAGCGATCGTCGTCGTCGGTCAGCTCGGGGCGGAGTCGTTCATCCTCGACGCGTGGATCGGCCGGGACAAGGTCGGGCAGGCGCAACGCCTCGTGACGATGGCGCTCAAGTGGGGGGCGTTCGCCGCCGGCGTCGAGGTCGTCGCGGCACAGGTGCTCGTCGCGGACGAGGCAGCGCAGCTCGCGGCCATCCCGATCATCCGGGAGCCGGCGACGGACGGGAAGGAGGTGCGGGCCCTGTCGGCGTCGGTGCGGTTGACGCAGGGGCGCGTGCACCTCCTCGCGACGGAGGGGGATGCGGCGGACCTGCCGAAGTACCTGACGGCGTTCCCGAACGGGCGGTACAAGGACCCGGTCGACGCGTTCGTGATGGCGCAGAACATCGCGGCGCGGGCGACGCCGGTGCAGACGGGTGGGGTGTCGTCGGGTCCGTCGGTGGGTGGTCCCCGTTCGGCGTAGTTGCGCGACGGTCGCGGTACGTGTAACGTCTCCCGCATGGCAACCATCCGCATCCGCGCCGACCGGGTCCGCGTCGGCGACATGGCTCTCCACAAGTCCAACACTCTCGACCCGCGCCCCGTCGCAGAGGTAGACCATGCGGCCCGCACCGTCCGCCTCGCCATCGGGAGCGTCGTCACCGCCCCGATCCCGCGCTCGAACTACACGTACACCCGCCGCGCCGAGACAGGAGCCTGACCGTGTCCGAGATCATCGACACCCCCGCCGAGGGATTCCCCCTCCCCACCATGACCCCACCCACCCGCACCCTCCGCGACGTCGTCGCGCAGCTCACCGCCGGCGGCAAGGTCCGCGCCGCGCAGCGTGCCGGGTGGACCCCGCCGAAGTGGTTCGCGGACGAGGTCCGTAGCACCCCCGCCCTCGCCGTCACGGGTCCCGACCCGGAGGTGAACGCGTTCGTCGAGGGCGTCATCAACGAGCCCGGCGCCCCGGAGCGCATCACCCACGCCGCAGTCTCCGGCCTGTTCGACCGCGAGGTCGGCATCGGGCGGTCCTCCGTCCTCGACGGGGAGATCGCCCGCAGGCTCTCCCGCGTGCCCGACCACGTCACGATCCCATCCGTCGCCCGCATCACCCCGACCGAGATCGGCGCAGTCTGGCGTGATCGGGTCGCCCGCGAAGCATTCGCCAACGGCCGCGCGTACGAACGTGGTGCCACCCTCCGCCGCGGAGCCTCCGGCAAGTCCCTCGGATCCCGCCGCGTCCAGGCGCAGGGCATCGCCACCGACTACCTCCGTGACGACCCGCAGGACGGGGCACGGCTCGCCGCGCTCGTCCTCGCCGGGTTCGCAGGGGCCGACCCGGAGACGGTCCGATGACCGCGCCGCTTCTCGCCCGTGCCGTGCACGTGGTGCACCGCTCGAAGTCCGCCATGCGCCGCCAGTACGGCAGCATCGTCGGCGACCGGTTCACGGTCCGCGCCCACCCGGACACCGTCCGGGCGATGATGCTCGAGGAGGGCGTCGATCCCGATCACTACCTCAAGCTGGCTGGGCACCGTCTCGCCGGGTGCGACCTCATCGTCGACGCCGCAGTCGCGGCCGGGTCGATCGCGCTCGAGTCGGAGCCGTACGTCACGGAGGTCGCGACGGGTGACCCGGAGTACCCGGACCGCATCCGGGTCGAGCAGCTCGTCATGTTCCGCGCGACGGTGACCCTGTGAGCGGCGAGACGACCGGACATGCGGCGAAGGCCCGCACCCTGCTCCTCGACGCCGCCGCTCCGAACGCGGTGTCACCCGCGCGTGAGTTGCTCGTCGCCCGGGCGCAGGCTCACGCGACGATCGCGCTCGCGGAGGAGCAGCGCACCGCGAACCTCATCGCCCTCCTCGCCGCAGCGCAGGCCCCCGCCGCCCCCGGACAGGTGGGGCCGTCCCTCCCTCCCGCGCTGGCGTCGGAGATCGTCGCGACCGTCGCGGAACGGCTCGGACTGTGAACCGCGACGAGCTGGACCCGCTCGACCGGTTCGTCGCGTGGGCCCTCGTCACCATCAATCTCAACCCGACCACCCGACAGGAGCTAGGCCGATGACCCCGTACCGCACCATGAGCGCGACCGGCAGCGCATACACCCTGGACCTGACAGAGGCGATCCGCCGGGCCCACGAGGCGGCGACCGCGGGCCTCGAGGAGGTCCGTGGGACGAACACCCTGCGGCCCTACGCGGTCGACGTCACGGTCGACGTCGTCCTCGCCGGCATCGCCAACCCGCGCACGGAGTACCGCGTCACGGTCGTCGTGACGTCGGAGATCGTCGCATGGCGGGTGCCGGAGGTCGACCAGTGACCCGGTCGCCGCTCACCCTCCCCCTGGGAACCCGGGTGCACGTCGCCCGATACCTGCGACGCGTCGCCACGCAACGCGGGCGCACGTCGCCCGACCAGGCGTTCGGCGACACGAAGCGGTGGGAGCCGACGTCGGTCGGGTGGGGCCTCGCGTCGGTCCTGTTCCGCGCACCGTCCGTCGAGGGAATCGTCGTCGGGCGCCGCACGCTGTCGAACGGGCGCACCTCATGGAACGGGGATGATCCCACCAGCTATGAGGCGACCGAGAGCATCCCGGCCTACCTCGTGGCGTGGCATGTCGACCATGACCTCATCCGGGTTCGCCCGGAGGATCTCGAGGTGCTCGCCCTGCCCCCGGAGCTCGTGGTCGTCGACGACGACCACGAGCCTGACCCGCGGGATGTGCTCCTGTGAGGCGCCGCCGGCCGCGCGTGGGCCCGACGCCGCTCACCCGGCAGGAGTCCACGGATCAGCTCCCGATCTCCCTTGCCCTGTATGGGGCGTGGACGCATCCGGGTCGGAACACGGTGGAGGAGCTGGAGGCGGTGAAGGCCGCGGTGCGTGAGCTGCACCCTGACCTGGGCGTCGCGCTGGACCGGGCGGTCGCGGCGAACCGTTCCGCGGCACAGGCGCAGGCCGCAGCGGCACCGCGTGAGGAGGTGCCGACTCCGCGGCCGGCGTTCGCGGCCCTTGCCGCAGCTACCGCGAGGTGCAAGCGGGGGGATCACGCGTGGCGGGGCATCGCGGGCATGGGCGTCGAGCAGTGTGACACGCCGGGGTGTCGGGAGATCCGCACGGTTGCTTGACCCTCCCGCAACGTGTATGGTCTACCTACTGCACCACCGCCGACCGACAGGAGCCACGCCCCCATGACCACCCTGCCCCTCGGGCCCTACGTCGACCTGTTCGCAGGCCCCGGCGGATGGGACACTGGCATCCGCGACCTAGGCGTCATCCCCCTCGGGATCGAATGGGATGACGCCGCCTGTGAGACGGCACGCGCGGCCGGGCACTCGCGGATGCGTACCGACGTCGCCGCCGCCAACCCTGCCGGGGTAGCCCGTCTCCTCGGGCACGGTGGCGTGCGTGGCCTCATCGCCTCCCCGCCGTGCCAAGGGTTCTCCACCGCCGGCAAGGGCAAGTCCCGCGACGACTCCGAGCACCTCCTCAAGCGGCTCGCCGACGTCCACACCCGCACCGACCTTGAGGACGCCATCCGCGACCTCACACCCACCATGACCGACCCCCGCACCCTCCTCGTCCTCGAACCCCTCCGGTGGGCCCTCGCCCTCACCCCGTCGTGGCTCGCGTGGGAGCAGGTCCCCGGCGTCCTGCCCCTGTGGGAAGCGTGCGCGGACGTGCTGCGCCGCATCGGGTACACCGTCGCGACCGGGGTCCTGTCCGCGGAGCAGTACGGCGTGCCGCAGACGCGCCGTCGCGCGATCCTCGTCGCCCGCGCCCCGTGGTTCACCCGCGAGCACGGGCCCGCGACCCTGCCCCCGGCGACGCACTCCCGGTACTACTCGCGTGACCCGCAGCGCCTCGACCCGGGCGTCCTGCCGTGGGTGAGCATGGCGTCCGCCCTCGGGCGTGGCATGACTGCACGCCCGTCCATGACCGTCACCGGCGGCGGCACGGGCGCCGGTGGTGCGGAGCCGTTCGGGCACGGAGCCCGTGACGGGATGCTCCGTGAGCTGGAGGCGGGCCGGTGGGTGCAGCGGTCCAACTACTCGACGGGCTCCTCCGACGGCAGCACCGCAGCGGAGAGGGGCCGGACGGAGCGGGCCCTTGACCTGCCCTCGACGACGGTGACGTCAAAGGGGTTCCAGTGGCGCCCGGAATTCAACGACCAGTCGGGGACCCCGTTCGACCCGACTTGGCCGGAGCAGCCCGCGACCGCCGTCGCCGGGCGTGGGCTCGTGCAGAACCCGGGCGCGACCGCGAACCGGTACAACGGGTCGACGAAGTCCCGTAACGACGGAGTCCGCGTCACGGTGCAGGAGGCCGCGATCCTCCAGTCGTTCCCCGCCGACTACCCATGGCAGGGGAAGTCGGGGGCGCAGTACCGGCAGGTCGGCGACGCCGTCCCGCCCCTCCTCGCACGGGCGATCGTGAAGCACGTCGCCGCGATCGACGACTGACCCCCACGCCACGGCCCGCGCTCCGACTGACACGGAGCGCGGGCCGTTAGTCTGCACACATGGCAATCCTCGACAAGCTCCGCGGCCGGCGTCCGGCGCAGGAGCTCGCAGCGAACCCCCGCCCGCAGGCCGTCGACGGCGAGAAGCCGGAGATTGGCGAGCAGCTCGGAGAGTACGGCGGACCCACGTCCGGCGCGTTCGCCGGCGTCACGACCATCGTCGACGCCCGCGGCCGACAGGTCGCGCAGCTCCTCAACGCGTCCAAGCTGACCCCGCAGATCATCCGCGCCATGCGCGACCACCCGCAGGTCACCGCGTGCCTCGCCGCGCAGTCCCTCCCGCTCCTGCGGGCAAAGTGGACGATCGAGTGTGAGGACGACGCGCAGCGCGACACCCTCACGACCCTGTACGAAGCGATCCACGCCCGGGTGATCCGGTCCGGTGCCCGGTCCCTGTGGGCCGGGTACTCGCCCAACGCCCTTGAGTGGGACATCGACCCGGAGACGGGTGCTCTCACCGTCGTCGGCATCCGTGACCTCGACCCGTACACGTGCACCGCGACCGTCGACGACGCCGGCGACTACGAGGGGTTCGAGCAGAACGCCCGCGGCCGGAAGATCCCCGTAGGTGCCCTCGAGTCCCTGTGGATCGTCGAGGGGATGGAGTCCGGGAACCTCTACGGGCGCCCGCTCCTGACGCCCGCGCGGGAGCCGTGGCAGGCGCAGCAGGCCATCGCCCTCTACCACCTGCGCTACCTCGAGCGGTTCGGCGAGCCTGCCGTCAAGACACGCGCCCCGGAGGGCACGACAGACCTCAACGCGCAGGCCCGGCAGGCGGCGATGGTCTGGAACGCGGACCACCCGGACGACCTGCACGAGGTGCCCGACGTCAACCTCGTCTCGAACGTCGACCTCGCCGTCGACCTCGGGACGAACCTGCGTCACCACTCCGTGATCGGCCTCCCTTCGACACAGGCCATCGGCCCGGACGGCAAGCCGGTCGGGTACGCGTGGGACCTGGAGTACCTCACGGCCGGCGGCAACGGGGAGGCGTTCCTCGCCGCCATCGCCGCGCAGGACCGCAGCATCGCCCGCGCGATGCTCGTGCCGTCCCTCCTCATCGAAGGTGGCGACACCGTCGGGTCCAACGCCCTGGGGGAGTCGCACCGGGACACATTCACACAGAACGTTGAGGCCCGCCTCGCGGACTACGCGGCGCAGATCACGGAGCACCTCCTCGACCGCATCGTCGATTTCAACTACGGCACCTCGGCGCCGCGGGCCCGGCTCGTGTTCGCGCCCGTGTCGGACGAGGCCATCGAGAAGCTGTGGGGCATCGTCACGACCCTCGTCGCCGGGAAGGGCATCGCCCTGGACGTGCCCGCCATCGCGGCCCGCCTGGGCCTGCCCGTGGCGTTCTCCGAGGACGACGAGCCGGACCCCGTCGAGGCGTCCCCGTTCACGTCCGTCGGCCTGCCCGCGCTCGTCGCCGCAGGCATCATCAGTGCGGAGGAGGCCCGCATCCTCATCGGTGTCGAGGGGCCCGCTCCTGCGCCGGCGGAAGTCGACGCGGCCCTCGCGGCCGGGCGCACGGGGAACGTGATGCTCGCCCGCGCCATCCTCGGACTCGACGACGTAACGGTCCTCACCTCCGCGCACGCGCACGGGCCCGGGTGCCGTCACGACGACGCCGCGCAGCTCGCCGCCGCACCCCCGGACGTCGAGGGGATGCCGGAGTGGAAGCTGCCCGCGTCCTACGACCCGTCGGGGTTCGCCCGTGAGCTCAACGCCCGCGAGCGCCGGGTCGACTTCCTGTCCCTCGAGCGGGACCTCAACACGTTCGAGGCGCAGACCATCGACGAGCTCGTCGCCCTCCTGGAGAAGTCCCGCGACGCGGTGTCCCGGCAGGTCGCCGGCGTCATGCGCAAGGGCGGGACGGTCGCGGAGGTCGTCGCCGGGCTGTCGACGGTGAACGTGGGCCCGGTGGCGCCGTGGGTGACGGCGTGGCTCGACCTCCAGACCGAGGTGTGGGGCACGGGCCTCGCGTCGGTCACCCGGGAGCTGGAGGCGTTCGCGGACGTCATCCCGGGGAAGATCGGCCGCGACGGCATGGCGCTCGTGAAGGCGTACGCGCAGACCTCCGCGGAACGGACCCTCGTCGACCTGTCGACCCGGGTGCAGCTCGAGCTCGTCGCCGCGTTCCGGTCCGGGGTGTCGACGGTCGGCCTGCAAGCGACGGTCGCGCAGCTCTACGACGAGGAGATCCGCGGGGAGAGCAAGCCGCCCCGGTTGACGACGCGGATGCTGTCGAGCAAGGCCCTCAACGCGTCCCGCGCGGATGCCATCGAGCGGGGCGGGATTCAGCTCGCGGGTGCGCAGTACTCCGCGATCCTGGACAAGCGGACGTGCGCCCTGTGCGAGCGGCTCGACGAGCAGCTCATCGGGATCGCGGACCGCGACTTCGAGAAGTACACGGCGCCGGTGCACTTCAACTGCCGGTGCGTGTGGGTGTACGTGACGGCGGAGGAGGAGGGGTTCGTGCCGAACTGGTCGAGCCCGCCGCGGTCGATGGTGGAGCAGTACGGGGGCCTCGTGTTCGGGTCGTGAGGGCCCTACCCTGGGACTGAACCGGCCGCGCGTGCACCCCCCTGCCATGCGCGGCCGGTTCACCCTTGTCGGGACGGTCCCGGTACGTGTACGGTGACGCCATGAGACACCTCACCCGCGCACTCGCGCTCACCGCCGCACTCCTGCTCGCCCTGTTCGCCCTGTTCGCCGGCGTCACCGCCGCCAGCGCCACGGGCGGAGGCCACGGGCACGACCCCGTGACCATCTGCCACAACGGCCACACGATCACCGTCGACGACGACGCCGTCCCCGGGCACCTCGAGCACCACGAGGGCGACACCCTCGGCGCGTGCCCGGTCATCCCGACCGAGGAGCCCGCACCCACCGACGAGCCGACCGAGACTCCGACCGAGGAGCCCACGGAGACGCCCACGGAGGAGCCCACACCGACCGAGGAGCCGACCCCGACGGACGAGCCCACCGACCCGACACCCACGGACACCCCGACTATCCCCCCCACCACCGTCCCGCCTGTCACCACGCCCCCTGCGGCCGAACCCGCACCCGTGACCGAGATCCACACCGCCGCCGCACGCACGACCCTCGCGTCGACCGGACCAGCCGATGGCGTGTGGTGGCTCGTGGGCCTGATCGCCGTCGTCGCTGGCGTCACCCTCGTCGCGATCTCCCGCAGGCGCACCCGCGCATGACCGGCCGTCGGTTCGTCGGGTTCTGCCTCCTCGTCGCAGGGGTCGCCGTCATCCTCGGATGGGGTCCCGACCACGGTGCCAACGGGGCGACGTTCCTCGGCATCGCCCTCGCCCTCGGAGGCATCGTCCTCGCGGACTGACCGCGCCACGCCCTGCGCCCCGGCCGCACCTACGCGACCGGGGCGCAGCCGTGTCGGTACGATCCCCCCATGACCCTCCCCGCTGGCGTCGTCACCGCACACCTCACGTTCGCGCCACCGACCGACGACACGGGCGACCTCGTCGAGAAGGGCCGTGTCACCCTCCTCGCCTCGACGGATCGTGTGTGGGAAGCGACCGGGGAGCTCATCCTCAAGCGGAACGTCGTCGTGAAGCTCGACGGCGCCCCGCAGGTCATCCCCTTCGCCGCGACCGACCAGCCGGGAATGGTGAACGGCGCCGGCGAGCCCATCATCGATTGGACGATCGACGCCGTCATCGACTACGGCAACGGGCGCCCCCGGCAACTCGTCACGTTCGCCCTCCCCACGGGCGGGGTCGACGGCCTCGTCGTGGACTTCTGGCGCCTCGTCCCGGTGGAGCAGTCCGACGGCAGCACGATCGCCGTCACTACGGTCACATCCGTCGGGGGACTCGTCGGTCCTGTCGTCGCCGACCAGCTCGCCGGGAAGCTGAACCGGGTCGACCTCCGGGCCTACCTCGAGCCGTTCGAGCTGTTCCCGAACGACGGCATCGCGGACGCGGCACCCCTGTTCCGTCGCGCGGTCGACGCGATCGGCGCCGCCGCGGGCATCATGGGGCCTACCGCTATCAGCGTCCCAGCGGGCCGCTACCGGATCGACTCTACGATCTACTGGAAGTCCGGGGTTGGCGTCATCGGGCAGGGGTACGGGAACACCGTCATCGCCCCCACAGGTCAGGTCGTGTTCGGGGCACAGTCGGGCACCACGTTCGCGCAGATCGGATGGTTCGACGACGTCGTTTTCGCCGACCTCACGATCGACTGCACCGCGCAGACCGGGCCCGCCAACCAGGTGGGGATCAAGGGCGTCGCCCTGCGCTACCTGCGGGACTCCCGCTTCGAGAACGTGTGGATCATCAACTCGTGGGCCACGTCGTTCGGGTGCGACTACCTGCAAGAGACAAAGTTCATCAACTGTGTCGCCATCAACGCGGGCCGCGGTGTCAACGTCGGGTCGTGGTCGTTCGGGTCCGGGTTCGGCATCGGTGTCGGGGAGTTCGCGAACGAGTCCGTCGCGATCCTCGGGTGCACCTCCCTCGGGGCACAGTCGGCCGGGGTGTTCATCGAGCGCCTCCCGATCATCGACACCCCCGCGGAGGGGAACGGGTTCATCGTCGCCAACTTCACGGCCCGCGGGAACTACAACGGGGCACTCCTCGCCGGCGGGCACAACGTGCAGATCCTCGGCGGCGACTACTCCGAGAACGTGTTCTCGGGCATCGCGTTCAACGGCCCGAACGGGGGCCGCACCGGGGACAAGGGCGCCCTCATCACAGGTGTGAAGGTCCGCGGCAACGGCACCAGTGGGGAGGCCGGGTGCGGCGGCATCGTCCTGCGGCACGCCGGGGAGGGCGGGTCGACGATCGCCGATTCCGACATCATCGGCAACACCGGGCCTGGGATCTACGCCCCCGCGACCGCGCAGCTCGGCCCGGGGTGGGCGTTCAACGACCTCCGGGTCGAGGGGAACACCGGGGGTGGCATCATCCTCGACAACAACCTCTGTGTGGGCGTCCGCATGGCCGGCGGGGTGGTGCGCAGCAACGGCGACGGCGACGGCATCCGACTCTCCGGGGACCTCGTCGAGCCAGTCATCCGCAACATGGTCGTGCAGGGTCACACCGGGTGGGGCATCAACCTGCCTGGGCCGACCCTGACGTGTGCTCGCCCGTGGATCGAGGGGAACGTCGTCTCGGAGAACCGGGCCGGGGGGTTGCAGAACCTCAAGGACACCCCCGACACGTCGCGCATCCTGTCGAACTGGTCGGGCCCGGCCCTGTCGACGGCGAATCAGACGGAGCACCCGACGAACGCCGGCAGCGTCGCTCATGTTGTCGTCGAGTCGGGGTTCACCGTCGCTTCGGTGGCGGGTGCGTGCCCGTCCGGGTCGGGCACGTTCATCCGGGGCACCGCGACGGCGAACGGGTCGATCACCCTTCGACCGGATAAGAAGTCCGACGCCGCGCTCTCGACTAAGACGGTGACGTATTCGTGTTGGCTGAGGGTGTCGAATCCTCTCGCCGTCATCCGCGTCGGTGGCACCGCGTACTACGGGGCAGGCACGGATCAGCGGACGTGGATGAACGGTGGCGTCCGGCCAACGCTCGACTGGCAGCGGGTGAGTATCACGATCCCGATGCCGACGACGGGCAAGCGGGCGAACCTCGTGATCGCCCTGGACTCCGCGACCATCGGCGACACGCTCGATGTGGACGCCATTGCGCTCACGGAGGGTACGTGCCTGTGGCCGTGGACGGCCTGACGTTCCGACACGCGGCCTCCGCCCGCGCCCGCATCCTCGCGGGGGCGGGCGGAGTGCGTCTAGTCTGAGGCCGTGAGCACCGACACCGCACTCGCGCCGTGGGCGCCGACGCAGCACGACCGCGACGCGTTCGGCCGCGTGACCGCCGCCGCCCGCAGCATCGACGCCGCAGACGAAACGGGTGCCGTCACCCTCCGTGGCGTGTCGGAGGCGAACCTCGCCGCCGGGTCCGACATCCTCACCGGGATCTCCCTCGTCAAGATCGGCACCTTCAACGGGTACTTTGAGGTCAACCGCGAGAACCTCGACGCGTGGGTGTCCCGGTTCGGCGAGCTGTACCCCGACACCTTCGAGCCGCCCCTCCGCCTCAACCACTCGTGGGACATCGAGTCCGTCATCGGGTGGTTCACGAACCTCCGCGTCGAACTGCGCCCCGACCTCGCGGCTGGCGGGAAGGACGTCCCGATGCTCGTGGGTGACGTCCGTCTCTGCGGCACCGCGGCGGAGAACGCGCAGATCCGGGCGTGGATCAAGTCGGGGAAGCTGTCGAAGGTGTCGTCGGAGTTCTGGCCGTACCACACGAACGCCGGGGTCGAGTACCCGTCGGTGTTCGCGGGCGCCGCCTTCGTCGACATCCCGGCAGCGGAGGGCCTCGGCCCGATCGCGCTTCGCCGTGCCACACTGGACCGCAGCAGCACCGACACCCCGGAGGGGACCACCGTGAGCGACACGACCGCAGCACCCGCACCTGTCGAGGGCGACGCCCCTGTCGTCGAGGAGACGGCGCCGGCGCCGGTCGTCGAGCAGGAGCCCACCGCCGACCCGGCGCCCGTCATCGGCGACGAGCCGGAGCCGGAGCCCGCCGCGGACCCCGAGCCCGAGCCGGACCCCGTCGACGAGGTGCCGGCCGACCTCGCCGCCGCCCTGTCGTCCCTCGGCGTCAACCTCGACGCCCGGCAGGGTGCCGCGCTCGCCGCGGAGCTCGACCGCCGGGTCGCCCTGCGGGTCGAGGCCGACACCCGCATCGCGAAGTTCCGCAGCAAGGGCGTCATGCCCCTCAAGGTCGCCGACAAGCTCGAGGCCCTCCTGCGCCACGACGACGCGGACGTCCGCGACACCCTCGCGGAACTCCTCGAGATCGCGCAGCCGCCCGTCACCCTCCGCTCCCCCGCGGGCGTGCACGGCGTCGAGCCGTCGAACGAGGACGGCACCCCGACCCCCTCGGAGCTCCGCGCGATGGACTTCGAGGAGTACACGGAGGCGTGGGCCGCGCTCACCTCCGAGCAGCGCAAGTCCCCGGAGTACAAGGCCGTGTACCGCGAGTCCTGACCCCGGGTAGGTCCCCCCACCCCCGTGCACCACCTGACCTGAAAGGTAGGGCCGTCACCATGGCGACCACCGCAACGACCGACGTGACCGCGTGGATCCCGGCGCTCATCAGCTCCGCCGTCTACGACACGACCCTCGCCCCGCTCAACCCCCTGTCGGTGTGGGCGGAGAACTACGGCGAGCTCGAGGGGCGCCCCGGCAGCTCCGCGACCATCCCGACCCTCTCCCCGACGACCCCTGCCGACAACCTCGCGGAGACGGTCGCGGCCGTCGACGACAAGATCGCCGGCGCCGGCGTCACGGTCACCATCAAGGAAGCCGTGAAGTCGATCGCGTACACGGACCGCGTCAAGGTGCAGTCGGGCCCGAACGTGAACCAGATCGCCGGGCAGCGCGTCGGGCAGGCCATCAACGACCGCATTGAGCTCGACCTCGGCGCCGCCGCGGTCGCCGGCCGGACGATCGCTTCCGACACGGCGGCGGCGTCCCTCACGCCGACCGTGTTCCGTACGATGCGCTCGAAGATCGCCCCGGCGCTGCGCCGCCGTGGCGTCACCCTGTTCGCGCCGGCCGCGGCCCTCGACGGCCTGTACTCCGACGCGACCTTCCAGTCGGCTGCGACGTGGGGCAGCACGGAGGGCCTCCGCGAGGGCACGGTCGCCCGCTACCAGGGCATCGACATCGCGGAGATCGACGACGCCACGCTCCCCGTCATCACCGCGACGAAGGTCACGGTCATGATGATGACGAAGGGCGCCCTCATCCGGGCCGTGCAGCGTGGCCCGCAGGTCGAGACGGAGCGGGACGCCCGCGCCCGCATCACCCGCATCGTCGGCACCGTGTTCCACGGTGAGGGTGTCGTCGACGCCCGCGGCATGGTCGCCGGGATCATCGGCTGACCTCCGAGCATCACCGGGCGCCCCGGAGTAGCGTGGTCCTCGACCGCACTACCCGGGGCGTCCCGCTACCCGGACCGACCAGACCCCGCACAGACCAGGAGAGCAGACCATGACGTACACCGTGACCAACCCCGGTGAAAACGCCGTCATCATGCAGGCGTTCGAGGGGCAGGACTACTACATCGAGCCGGGAGGCTCGCTCGAGGTCGAGTCCGAGCGTGCCGCGCTCACCCTCGTCGACTACGGCGCCCGCCTGTCCTCGCAGGAGCGGGCCGCAGCGATCGACACGGAGGGGAACCGCACCCCGGAGGAGCGGGAGGCGATCGTCCGGGCCCGTGAGGGACGCGAGAAGGGCGTCACCACGTCGGAGGACCTGTCGGGCCGCAGCCTGACGGACAAGGTCGACCCGCTCTCCCTCAAGGGCAAGGCGCTCGACGAGGCCCTCACGAACGCGGGCCTCGCGAAGTCGGGCAGCGTCGACGAGAAGCGGGCCCGTCTGTTCGAGCACCTCAACCCCGTCGAGCCGGTCGTCGTCGACGACGAGCACGGTGGGCCCGTCGAGAAGCCGGTCGACCCGGACGGCGTCGCGGAGGACGGCGAGCCCGCCACCCCCGGCGGCACCATCGTCGAGGGTGTCACCGCCGCCGGCAACGTCGCCCCGTTCGACGACCAGAACGCCCCGGTCGTCGTCGAGGACGCCGCGGAGGGCACCGAGGTCGACAACCGCTAGGCCGCACGGCGCGACGGCCCTCACCTCTCACGGTGGGGGCCGTCGTCGTGGGAGCATGAGCCCATGACGACCACGACCGCACCGACGGAGCCGTTCGCATCCGACGAGGACGTCCGGCTCGTCCTGGGCCCGATGGGCAGTACCACGCCCTCGGACATCCTCACCGAGGCAGGCATCGACGTCGAGGAGCAGATCCCGCGGGCGCACGCGGAGACGCTCGACAAGCTGACCGAGGTGTACGGGCCCGTCCTGCCCACCATCGCAGGTGACGCCCTGGAGGCGGCACGGTGGGCGGAGGCGTCCCTGTGCGCCGCGAACATCCTCGACATCCTGCGGGCGTCCCTGGACACGGATTCGGAGATCCCGGAGCGGCTCCGACGCACCGCGTGGGACACCCTCGGTCGCTACCTGCCGGGCCTGCGCCCTGGCGACCCGGAGGACCCCGGGGCGGGTGCGATCCTGACGCGGCCCGTGCACTCCAGCTCGACGCCGGTGTCGAACTTCCCGAACCCGTACGGGGACGACGAGCCCGTCGACATCACGGGCGGGTGGTCGTCCCTGTGACTAGCGGGTCGACACCGAAGCAGCGCGGGAAGGCCGTCACGAAGGCCGTCCGGAAGTTCAACGCGACGCAGGCGCCCGGCGGGGGGTTCGTGCGGGTGTCGTTCAACGACGACGACGGTGCGGACACCCGCGGCATGGATCGTGTGTTCGTGGGCCTCGACGTGACCCTCGCTGGCATGGCGTCCGTCCTGTCCGACGCGTCGGTCCTGTCCGCGATCCGGAAGGCGTTCGCGCAGAACTTCACCGACGAGGGTGCCCGCAAGCCGTGGGCGCAGCTCGCCCCGTCGACGGTGCAGGAGCGCATCCGGAAGGGGTACGGGGGGCGTCACCCCATCCTCAAGCGCACCGGCGCCCTCGAGCGGCACGTCGTGACGGCGCCGGCGAAGGTGACGACGACGGCGCGGGGGGCGACCCTCAAGATCGCACCATCCCCCTCCGTGGGTGGTGTCCGTAAGTACGCGTTCCTGGCGAAGGGTGGCACCACCCCGACGGGTGGGAAGGTCCCCGGCCGTCCCATGGTCGTGATCACGCCGGGGTCCGCGACGAAGGTGTCGTCGGCGATCTCGCGTGCCCTGCGGGCCCGTGCCGCAGCGAACGGGATACGGTGACGGCATGATCGGTGGAGTGCTCGACGCGATCCGGACGCATGTCCTGGCGCCGCAGACGGCCGCGCCCACACCCGCGGAGGAGCGGGTCTACCCGGACCCGCAGCGGGCGCCCCTCAAGGTGCAGCGGGCAACCGGGCAGGTCGTCGGCCTCACGTCGACCCCGATGAACCCACAGATCGGGTCCGGGTTCGGTGGGGTTGCCGGCGGGACGATGACCCTGCGGCACATCGCCGCGCTCGTCCTGACCGTGCAGGGCGCGAACCGCAGCAACCCGGAGGCCCTGCGGGACACGATCACGACGTCCCTCGTGCGCCGCGCCCTTGAGGTGGATTGGGTGAACGTGTACGTCGCGGCCGACCAGACCATCGACAAGGTCGGCGTCACGATCGAGTACGCCGACCTCGAGGAGGGCAACCTCGCGGCGTACGCGACCGTGGTGTTCACCATCGACACGGAGTGGACGGTCTAGCATGGCGACCATGAGCGAACGTGCGACCCTCCGGTACCTGGGCCCGGGCCCTGTGCAGCTCCCCGACTCCGCGGAGCCGAACCTCTTCACCGTCGAGTCGGGCGGGGAGGTCGAGCTCAACGCCGACGCCGCCGCGTGGCTCGTCACGAACGACGGCGAACGCTGGACGACGGTCGGCACCGTGCCGGACGGTGTCCTCAAGGGCCGCGAGCTCGACGAGGCGCTCGAGGCCGCGGGCCTGCCCACCACGGGCAAGGTCGCGGAGAAGCGGGCCCGCCTCGCGGAGCACGAAGCCGCGCAGCTCGCGGAGAAGCAGGACCCCCCGGCCGACCCGCCGACCGGCGACGGTGACGACGACGACCAGGAGAAGGACGCATGAGCGACACCGCACAGGAAGGCTACTTCGCGCTCGCGAAGCAGACCGCACAGGGGACCGTGAACACGGCCACCACGAACGGCTACCGCGTCACGTCCAGCGACGTCGGATCCGTGTCCGACCTCCTCGAAATGGACCCGGAGATCGGCGGCGGGCGCGACCTCGACACCGCCGGCGTCGCGTTCGGGTCCGTGCACGTCGAGGGGTCCATCGACGCCTATGCGCGGTACGACCTGTTCGGGCACTTCCTCCTCGCCCTCGGGTTCACGGAGTCGCCGGCGCCCGTGCAGGACGGCGTCACCGGGGCGTGGACGCACACGTTCATCCCGGGGACCGCGCTCACGTGGTACACCCTGGAGACGAATTGGGGTCGGAACCGGGCGATCCGCCGGTACATCGACGCCGTCATCAACTCCCTCGAGGTGTCCGTCTCCGCAGACGATTGGGTGACCCTCACACAGGAGTGGCTCGCCCTCACGGAGACGTGGCAGGCGTCCCCGTCGGTTCCGACGTACGCGGCGATCGACCCGGCCGGCACCGCCCTCGGGTCGAAGATCACCCTCGACTCCCTCGGCACGTTCCGCCTGTCGGAAATGGCGTGCACGATCGCGAACAACTTCACGAACGACGAGGCCGTCATCGGGCAGCGATCCCTCGTGGACCTCACCCCGAAGCGTCGGGACGTGACGTTCTCCGGTGGCCTCAAGATCAACCCGGCGTCGCCCGCGGGCCTGACGGACCTGTACCGCGCGGCCCTGTGGGGCAGCAAGACAGCGACCGCGGTGTCGGACGTCGCGGAGCCGTACCACACGTCGGCCGTGCTGACGTTCGGGTCGCCGAAGCTCATCGGCACCTCCACGACGGTCCGGTACGGCATCGAGATCACCCTCCCGGACGTCGTCCTGTCCGCGTTCCCCCTGGAGGGGTCCGGTGACGACGTCACGGAGGCCACCATCGAGGGCCGGGCGCTCAAGGGTGCCGCCGCGGTGTCGACGATCAAGGTGTTCAACGGCCGCAGCACGGCGTACTAGTCACAACCCACCCCGGGCCCGTCTCATCCCTCGTGGCGGGCCCGGGGTGCACCACGAGGGAACGAGGGGACGAGGAGACGAACAGTCATGGCATGGGACCCGACCGCAAGTAAGCCGCCCGTGTGGGTGGAGCTCGAGAGCTCGAGGGGTGACGACGGTGTCGCCGTCGCCGCCGTCGAGTGCACCCCGTGGAACGCCGGCAGGCGTCTCGCGTACGAGAACCGCGTCACGTCCGAGGCAATCAAGATCGACTTCGACGAGAAGGGCGGCAAGATCCGGAAGGTTCTGCCCGGCAACCTGCGCCGCCTCATGGTGCAGCTCACTGTGACGGCCGTCCGCGGGCCGTTCCCGGAGGGGTTCGACCCGTCGGACGCCGACCACCTCGCCATCTTGGACGCGGACGTGTTCGAGGAGATCGCCGCAGCGGCCCTCAAGGTGCAGCCCCTCCCGTCCCTGGCGGCGAAGCGGCCGGCGGACCACAAGGCGCCCGCACCGATGGAGTCCGGCCCGGAGCCCGCCGACGACGTCGAGGAGGGGGACGGTGACGAGCCGGACCCTTTCCCGACGCCATCGACGCGGGGGGCCTAGGGGTACGGCGCACACGGGGACGCCCCGGGTCGACGGTTGGCGGCAGGTTCGCCGACGTCGACCCGGGTGTCCTCGAGGCCGTTGACGCGTGGGCGCACGGGCGCCCCACGCAACCGCCCCCATCCCTGCGGGTGTACCTCGTGTCGAAGTCCCTCGGCGGGCCCATCGTGGACGTCCTGTCGCAGGACTATGCCCTGTTCCGTGAGCTGGAGTGCATCGCGGACGCGGACCGGCGGGCGAAGGCACGGGCGAACGCGAAGGCGAGCAAGGCGAGCCGACCCGGCACCGGTCGACGGCGCCGCTAGTCTGAGCCCATGACCGACAAGGCAACCCTCGAGTTCGTCGCGAAGCTCGATGACGAAGCGTCGAAGGCCGCGACCGTCCTCAAGGGCAACCTCGACGAGCTCGGCGGGCCGCTCAAGCCCATGACGGGTGAGGTCGACATCGATGTCGACGAGGCGTGGTTCCGGGAGCTGGACGCCCTGTCGGAGAAGGCGTTCGACGAGGTCGAGGAGGACGCGAAGGAAGCCGGCGAAGAGTCTGGTAGCGCGTTCGGGGCCGGACTCAAGGGGGCCCTTGCCGGGGGAGCCATCGCCGCCGTCGGGACCGCGGCGGGGGCGATGCTCGCCGCGTCGTTCGCGTCTGCACTACAGCAGGAGAACGACCTATCGAAACTGTCCGCGTCGCTAGGCCTGTCCCCGCAGGAGTCCGAGCGGATCGGTGGGGTCGCCGGCGCCCTGTACGCGGACGCCTACGGGGAGTCCCTCGCGGACGTCACGGGCGCCGTCGAGGCCGTCGTCTCGTCCATCGACGGCATCCGCGACGCGTCCGACGAGGCCCTCACCGCGGCGTCGGAGGATGCCCTCAACTTCGCGTCGGCATTCGAGGTCGACACCGCCCGGTCCGTGCAGATCGTCGGGCAGATGATCCGCACCGGGCTCGTCGCCGACGCGGAGGAGGGGTTCGACCTCCTCATCGCAGGGGCGCAGGGTGTGCCGAAGGCGATCCGGGAGGATCTCCTCGACGCCGTCGACGAGTACGGGCCATTCTTCGCGGCCCTCGGGTACTCCGGGGAGGAGGCGTTCAAGCTCCTGACCGACGCATCCGAGAAGGGCATGTACGGCATCGACAAGACGGGCGACGCCCTCAAGGAATTCGGCATCCTCGCGACGGACGTGTCGTCGAAGGATGTCGTCGGGCTGTATGAGGCCCTCGGGTTCGGTGCGCAGGACATGGCCGACAAGCTCCTCGCCGGTGGTGACTCCGCGAAGGAAGCGACCGGGCAGATCATCGACGGCATCCTCGGCATCACGGACCCGGCGCAGCGGGCGTCGGCAGCGATCACCCTGTTCGGGACCCCGCTCGAGGACCTCGGTGTGAACGAGATCCCGACGTTCCTCGCGTCCCTCAAGGGCGGAGAGGACGGCCTCGGCGACTTCTCGCAGGCGTCCGAGGAGCTGTCTGACACCCTCAACGACGACGCGTCGGTCGCCCTCACGGAGCAGACCCGGATGCTCCAGCAGATGGGCACGGACGCCCTCGCGACCCTCATGCCGTACCTCATCGACTTCCTCACGTGGGCGAAGGAGACGCCGGGGTTCCTGACGGCCCTCACGGTGGGCCTGGGCCTCGCGGCGATCGCGTGGGCGGCGGTGACCCTCGCTGCGTCGCCGTGGCTCGCCATCGCCCTAGGTGTCGCGGCGGGCATCGCGCTCATCGTGTTCGTCATCAAGAATTGGGGTCCAATCATGGATTGGATCGGGCAGAAGGTCGCCGCCGTGGGCGACTGGATCGCCGGGGTGTTCGACAAGGTGCGGACGTGGATCTCTGACCGGGTGCGGGCCATCATCACGTGGGTGAAGGCGAACTGGCCTCTCCTCCTGGCGATCCTGACGGGGCCGATCGGGCTCGCGGTCCTGTGGATCTCCCGGCACATGGACCAGATCAGGGCGACCGTCTCGGATAGGATCACCGCGGTCATCAGGTTCTTTCGGGAGCTCCCCGGCAAGATCCTGTCCGCCGTCGGCAACCTCGCGGGGACCCTCGTGGGGACCGGGCGGGACCTCGTCGAGGGGATCTGGTCGGGCATCAAGGGTGCCGGGCGGTGGCTCATGGACAAGCTGTCCGGGTGGGCGTCGTCGGTGATCCCTGGGCCGATCAAGAAGGCCCTTGGGATCGCGTCGCCGTCGAAGGTCGGCACGTGGATCGGGCAGATGTTCGGCCTCGGCGTGGGAGGCGGGGTCGAGGACGAGGCGGACTATGTCGCCGGCGCCGCGGAGCAGCTCGCGGAGTCCGTCCTCGCGCCCATGAACGACCTGTCCGCCGGGATCGACCGGTTCGCCGCCCCGACCGTATCCGTTGCGGGACGGTCCGATGTGGCGACGGTCGTCGAGATCCGGCACGTCGTGACCTCCCCCGATGGGTCTGTGACGACCATGACCGCGGAGGAGCTCGCCGTCCTCCTGACAGACCCGGTCGCCGCAGCCGCCACGGAGAAGGCCGTCCGCAGCACCGTCGCACGACGTGACTCCCGCACCCTCGCCGCTACCACCGTCTAGGAGTCCTCGTGCCCCTCGCTCTCGCGCCCGTCCTCGACGGCGTCACCATGCCGCGCCCGTCGCAGTACCGGCGCACCCCCGTCGCTGTCGCGCAGGACAGGGAGCTGTCCGGGGGGACCATCGCCCGGTACTCCCGCGGGCACCGGTTTCAGCACGTGATGTCCTGGGAGCTCGCACAGGAGACGGCCGCACTCCTCCTCGAGCAGCTCGGGCGCATCCGTGGCGTCACACAGTTCGTCGACATGGACGGCACGCCGTACGTCGTCCTCGTCGACGACTTCGACGGGCTCGAGCCGATCGCGGGCACGGCGCCGGTGCGGTACAAGGTGAGTCTCAGCCTCAAGGAACGTCGACCCAGATAGGCTCGCGCCGTGAGCGTACGAGCGACGACCCGCCGGGAGCAGATCCGCCGGCCGAACGGTGACCGCGTCATCCTGCCGGGTGCGCAGGATGCGACGGGCCTGTCCGCGCTCGCGGCGGTGTCGGCCGGGGCGGACACGATCACCGGTGCGGCCCGTCACGCGACGCAGGCCGACGTGATCGAGCCCGCCGCGGAGGCCCGCATCCTGTTCGAGTCCCTCAAGGGCACGGGTGCGGCCCTGTCGAACGACGCCCTCCCGGTCGGGGTGACGAAGGTGTACGGGTACATCAACACGGATCTCGGCGACCGCCGCGACAACTCTGGGTGGGGTGTGTGCCGGTGCGACGTCGACCTGTGTGATGACCCGCAGTCGCAGGCCGGCACGGACGCCACGGCGGGGAACGCGGAGCTGAACGCGACGGACGCCCCGGCGATCTACACGTTCACGACGGCCCTCGACCGTGCGCTCGCGAACGCGCAGGCCGACCCGGCGCTCACGCCGTGGGCCCTGTCGTCGGCGCCCCTGCGGGTGAACATGTTCCCGTCCCCCTCCTCGGAGGTTGCCGGTGTGCCGGTGGCGTGGGTGGCGCCGTTCGGGGCGACCCTCACGGACGTCGCCGCGGCAGGGTTCGCCGGGTCCCGGCACCTGCGCCTTACGTCCACGGCTGGCGGGTTCGTCGGGGTCGACTCTGACCCGTTCGGGTGGGTGGAGCCGGGGCAGTCCGTGACGGCGCAGATCCACGCGAAGGGCACGGCGCCCACGGTCCGGGTGTCGTTGACGACGACGGCCGGCGGGGGGTTCGTCGACGGTACGGCGCTCGCGCTCACGGCGTCGTGGTCGACGTCGCCCGCCACCGTGACTTATACACACCCTGTGGATAAGCCTGCGGCGCGGCTCATCCTGTCCGTGAGCGCCGTCGGCACCACGGCCGCGCAGACCGTCGACTTCGACGCCGTGCTCGTCGAGGCGGGATCGGCCGTCGGCGCCTACTTCGACCCGACGTACGGGTCCGGTAACCCCGTCCTCAACGCTGGGCTCGACGCGGGCGTGACGAGCTGGGCGGGCAGCTTGTCCACCCTGTCGTGGCTGTCCACGGGCGGGCGGCGCGGAGGTGGTGCGGGGCGGATCACCTCGACCGCCGGTGCGAACGTCGCGTACGCCGTCAACGGCACCGCTTTCCCCATCGTCGCAGGCACCCCGTTCGCGCTTCACGCGTGGGTGAAGGGGTCCCGCGTCGGTGTCAACGTGAGTTTGCGGGCGACGTACACAGGGGCAGCCGCGGTCACCTTCCCCACCGTCGCCCTGACTGGTGACTGGCAGCTCATCACGGCCGTCACCGTCGCACCCGTCGGAGCGACCGCCCTGCGGCCGGACATCCGGGTTGCGAACTCGGGGGTCGCCCCACAGACCGGGGATACCCTCGACTTCGATGACGTGGTCGCGAACGTCGGGGCGCAGGGAATCCTGCCGTACGTCGACACGGTCGCGTGGGTCCGCGGAACGGAGGTCGGCCCGTCCGCCGCGTACGCCGCCGGTCCCGCCGGGGCCTACTCCCGGCCGATCGACGCGGGCGCCCCGCAGCTCGACCTCCCCGGGTCGACGTGGGTGCACCGCCGCACGGGCACCCTCACGGCGGGTGACCGAATCTCGTCCCCGTGGCAGGCGTGCACGTACGGCCTCGTCTCGGGGCGCACGTTCACCGTCGCGGCGTGGCTCGCAACGACCCCGACGGTGGGCACCCTGCCCGCCCTGCGGTGGGTGCTTGAGCTCGCGCTCGACCCGGGTGCGCAGGGCTCCGCGTTCATCATCGCGACATCCCCGCCGTTCTCCCCGGCGGACGTGTACCAGCGGTTCGCCGCGGTCCTCACCCCACCGATCCCGTCCGACTTGTTCGGTGCCCCCGTGACGGCCGTCCGGGCACACCTGGAGGTGGTCAACCCGGGCAGCATCGGCGCGGGCGCGACCGTGTCGATCCGCGGGGCGCACCTGTACGCCGGCGCGGACCGTGGCGACGCGGCCGGGCTCGACGCGGTCGTCCTGACGGCGCCCGTGCGGTGGACCGTGGACATCGACGACGACGACGCGTTCCTCGCGACCCGGGTCGACGTCCACGGCAACGACCGTGTCACCCACATCACGGCCGCGTCCGGTGCCGTGAACTACCTCGGGGGAACCTCGCAGCAGATCCACGGCGCCTCCGCGGGTCGCCTCACCATGCGAGTCCCCGACCCTGACGCGGCGGGCCTCCTGGACTCCGTGTTTGTGCTCGCGGAGGAGATCAACGGTGGGCCGGGGGCGTCCCTGTCGTTGCAGAACGTCCGCGTCTGGCATGAGGTCGACGCGACCGCGGACGTCGTCAGCCTCACCGTGGACCGATCCACGGACGCCGACCCGGGGTCGTCGACCGTGCCCATCGGGAACTACGCGGCGACGACGATCGACGTCGAGCTCGACGACTCCGAGGGGACATGGTCCCTGTTCGGGCGCCGGTACATCGACCTGGGGCACCGCATCGAGGCCGCGATCGGGGTGACGTACACGAACCGGTGCGACGACCCGTTGGGCATCGACGCGGATCTCCTCGGGTCGGCCACTCTCACGTGGCCGACGGCCCTGCCGGGGGACTCCCCGGTGGTGCAGACGACCGCGGACAGGTTCGGGCAGATGCCCCCGGCTCCGTTCGTGGGGCACGCGACGGCGCAGCTCGCGTACGACACGTTCATGAGGACGATGACGCCGGCGCTGGAGGGGTCGTCGATGCGTGGTCAGGTGTGGGTGCGGTACACCGGGGACACCGTCCCGACCCTGTACGCGGCGGCGGTGCGCCGCTACGAGGTGCCCGGTGCAGGTGTTGCGGTGTCGGTGGACCCTGCCACGGTCACGCCCCTCACGGTGCCGGACGGGCCGAACGTGTGGCGCCTCGTGAAGGTGCCTACCCTGACCATCCCGCTCGGGTCGAACGCGATCGCGGTGTCCGGGTCGTTCGGCCTGTCCGACCCGGACCGGTGGCTCGAGCTGGGCGCCCCCGACTTCGAGCGGCTCGACCCGGCCACGGGGGACCTCATCGAGGTCGTCGAGACGGCGCCCGCGGGGGTGTTCACGTCGACGAGCTGGGACGGCGGGACCGGTGGGGATGCGGTGCAGGTGTCCGGGATCGACGTCCTGGCCACGGCCGGCGCGGGCGATCTGGGCGGGACGATCCACGTCGACACCACCGTCGAGGCGGAGCTCCGTGACGTCGCCCGCCGTTACCTGGACCTCGGGGCGGATCAGGTCGTCATCGTCGACCAGGGGACCCCGGTCCCGTACGCGATCCCTGCGTCGAAGGTGTCGACGCAGATCGCGGACCTCGCGAAGGTCGCGACCCTCACGGCGTTCACGGACGGTGCCGGACGGTTCACGGCACTCCTGCGGCAGGAGGTCGACCCGAACCTCGCGGCCCGCTACCTGGGTGACCGGAACCTCGTCAAGGCGGCGTCGTCGATCGCCCCGGACGTGGTCAAGAACGACGTCCGGGTGACCGCTCACCCCATCGCTCGGGCGGTGGGGATCATCGGCACGGCGGGCAACTCCACCGCGACGGACACCACGGTCGCCGGGTGGACGTTGACCGGGCAGGAAATCTACGTCCCGCCCGGGGAGACGGTGACCGAGGTCATCATCGGGTGGCAGGTCGACGGTGCCCTCGACGGGGTCGTCGTGAACCCTGTCGGGTGGTTCTCCTGGCAGGTCGGCGCCGCGAACCCGTACAACGTGTTCAACGCGCCCGGCGGCACGTACCCGATGCCTCCCGGGTCGACCTGGACGATCGGGTCGGGCCTGCCGTGGGTTGAGGTAGAGCTCGAGGTGTACGCGACGTTCGGTGTCGTCCGGTTCATCAATCACGAGGTCGCCGCACCGGTGGGGCAGACACCGGACCCGTACGCGCCGGCCGTGTGGGTGGACCACATCGAGGTGTCCGGGTCGGGCCTGACCGTCACGTCGATCGCGCAGCGGTTCATCCGGGAGTCGTCGGTCGAGGCGTTCGGTGTGCAGGGTGTCGACGTCGACGTCCGCCTCGCACAGTCGTCGATCCTCCTGCCCGGCATCGGCGCGGACGTCCTCGACAATTTCAGCCTCCGCGACCCTGACGGGGAACGGTGGCTCCCCGACCTGGAGGCGACCGTCCTCGCGGACCCGTGGCGCGAGCTCGGGGATCGTGTCCTCATCGGGGACGTCGATTCGTCGATCTCCGGGGAGTACCGGGTCCTGACCCACACCCTCACGGTGGGCGTCGGCGCGGAGTCCGAGCTATACCTGCGGCGCGTCCCGGTCGGGGTCGACTTCGCCGTCACAGACATCAGCCTCGCCGACGACGGCAAGGTCGCGTCCTACTGACCGGGGGGCGGGTACGCTCGCGTCATGGCATTCGTTAGCGTGACGTGGGCGTATCAGGAAGTCGTGTCCTCGTCGAAGCTCCAGCAGATGGCCGACAACGACGAGTGGCTCAAGGATCAGGTCGAGGCCCTCGCGGGGGTGTCGGGGATCACGACGGCCGGGTCGTACGCGTCGGCGTCGGCGTCGGAGGTCGCCATCACCGGGTGCACGGTGACGTTCACCGCGGACGGGGTGTCGAGCTACGAGATCCTGTGGACCGGGCACGTGCAGTGCTCCGTCGCGAACGACCGGCTCGGCATCCGCATCAAGCGTGGTGCGACAACCGCGGGGGATGCCGTGTTCATCCTGCCGTTCATCGGGGTCGGGGTCGCGTCGGCGACCCGCATCGTGGACGCACCGCCGGCCGGGTCGGTGACGTATCAGGCGGTCGTCCTCCTGTCCGGTGGCACGGGAACCGCGACGGTCCCGGTGGCAGCGACGAAGCCCGCGATCCTGACCGCGCGGAAGATTTAAGGGGGAGCGACGTGACCGCATGGGTCTACCCGACTGCCGTCCCTGTGGTGACGAGCTCTTTCAACCCTGCCCGGCGGCACCCGGTCACGAACGTCGTGCAGCCGCACACCGGGACGGACTTCCGCGCCCCGACAGGGACCCCCCTGCGGGCGGTGACGTCGGGCCGGGTCGTCGTGTCGACGGACGTCGGCGGGGTCGCCGGTAAGTACATCCGCATCGACGTCGGCGGGGGGGTGTGGGTGGGGTACTCGCACCTGTCACGCCGTGACGTCGCCGTCGGGCAGTTCGTCAGCACGGGGCAGATCATTGGCCTCGCCGGCGCAACGGGCGGCGTGACCGCGGCGCACCTGCACTTCGAGGTGTGCGTCAACGGGGTGAAGGTCGACCCTGTGCCGTACCTCGCAGCTCGGACCGGCGTGGACTTCGCCGGCAACCCCATTGGTGGGAGCGGGGGAGGGTCGTTGCCGACGGCGCCGACGTCCCCCGACATCGCACCGCCCGCACTCGCAACGAAGGAGCCCACCATGAAGGTCATCCAGGGATTCGGACAGGCCGCGATCTGGTCCACCGACAGCGTGTGGAAGCTGCACCTCACGACGCAGAGCATGGTGAACGACATGCTCAAGATCTGCGACCAGACCGCACCCATCGTCGTGGGCGGGGAGACGATCAACGCCCTCCGCACGTACGTCGCGCCGCCGACCGCGGAGGTCATCGCCGGTGAGGTGTGGACCCGGCCGATCGGGCAGGTCGACGGCGTGAACCTCACCGTCGGGCAGGGCGTGCAGAAGGCCGCGCTTGCCGCCGTCGTCACGGACGACATCAAGACCGACACGAACGTCCTCAAGGCCGGCGTCGCGACTCTCATCGAGCGCCCTCAGGACTAGGAGAAACCATCATGAGCACGAATCGGAGCCTCGTCGCACAGGAGCCTGTCGCGGCGGTCGGACTGGTCGTCGCCCTCGTGGGTGCCACGATCACCCTCGCCATCGCGTTCGGGGTCGCCATCACGGACGAGCAGCGTGACGCCCTCCTCGCGTGGGTCGCCGTCGCGGCCGCGATCGTCGCGCCCATCGTGACGGCGTGGATCGCCCGGCGGAAGGTCACCCCCACGATCAACGGGGTCGTCCTCGTCGACGGCAAGTCGGGGGAGATCGTCGCCGGTGAGGCGTCGAGTCAGCCGACGGGCATGATCCTCGAGCCCGGCGCGACCGTTGAGGACGTCGCCCCGTAGACGGGGCGACGGCAGGGGGTAGAGCATGGCGGAGGAGTCGCGTACACCCACGGCGTGGGAGTTGCTTCGAGCGATCGAGCAGGCGACGAAGGCGATCGAGAACGTCCGGGACGCGATGCTCACCCGTGACCAGTTCATCGAGTACCAGCGTGGGACGGACCGTCGCTTCGAGGCTCTCGAGAAGCGTCAGGCCGATTGGGAGGCGAAGTCGGAGCGGGCGCACGGCGAGCTGCACGGGGAGATCCTCGCGGTGCAGACGGAAGGGGCGACGAAGGTGAAGGCGGTCGAGGACGCGATCGACGTGCGGGACGAGAAGGCCCGCGACTCCCGGGGGCGGGTGTGGCTCGCGATCGGCCTCCTCGTGGCCGGCATCCTGGCGCCGCGCGTGTGGGATGTCCTGCGCTCGACGGGGGCGACCCCGTGACGATGGATCTCCCTCCGCGCAGGCGCCCGACAGTCGCGTCGATCCTGGCGACTCTGGTCGGGGTGTGTCTCGTGCTCGCGGTGACGTGGGTTGTGCTGACGGCGCAGGATCTCGCCGCGGCGGGTCGCGCCCGGCAGGCGATCCTTGACGAGCAGTCGGAGCAGCTCACGGAGCTCGTGGCGCAGTACGCCGACCTGTACGAGCAGGCGATCGAGGCCGGGGTCGACCCGGACACACCGGCGCCGACGTCCCTGCCGACGCCCCTGCCGGGGGCGAAGGGGGATCGGGGCCCGGTCGGCGAGCAGGGCCCGCCGGGGTTGCGTGGCGTGGACGGTCTAGACGGGCAGGATTCGACGGTGCCGGGTCCGCAGGGGCCGACGGGTGCGCAGGGCGCCCCTGGGGCGGCAGGGGCGATGGGTCGGGTGGGGCCGCAGGGCGAGCCGGGGCCGGTCGGTCCGGCGGGTGCCCCTGGCGCGACGGGTGCACAGGGTGAGCCTGGGCCGCAGGGCCCTCCTGGGCCGCAGGGTGAGCCGGGGCCGGCGGGGGCGCCGGGGGGATGCCCGGAGGGGTCGACGTTGCGGCAGACGTTCGTGCAGACCCGGACGGACCCGCTCGACCCGTTCACGCAGGCGTGGACGTTCGCGTATCTGTGCGCCATCAACTAGCGCGACCGTCGCACAACGTGTATGGTGGGTGCATGACCCGCCGACACCAGCTCACCACCCCCGCCGGGAAGCTCCGCCTCCTGCGCTTCGCAGGACAGCAGCTCGCCGACCTCCTGCCCGACGAGGCCGACAACCTCCCCGCCTTCGCCCTCGCCACGTCCGGGCGCCTCAAGCGCGTCGGGATCACCCACGCCACCCCCGGCATCCTCGAGCAGTACGCCGCCGCGCTCGACTCCCTCGACGGCCTCAGCACCGGTCGCTACGACCTGCCCCTCCTCCTCCCGGACCTCACGTCGTTCCACGATTGGGAGGGTGCCCGCGACTCCCTCGAGAACCGCCTCACCGGGGACATCCGGTTCTATGAGGACCTCGTCACCGTCCGCCTGTCCTGACCATGCGCGACGAGCGATACGACCCCGACCGCCTCCCGGCCCTGTACCGGGAGCGGTTCGGCAGTGTCGCACCCTCGCGATATGGTGAAGGTCTGCACGAACCCGCCGAACCGACCAGCAGCACCGACAGGAGCGACACCGATGACCACCTCGACCCCGAAGCCGGACGACACCGCGCCGATCTCTGGCGAGCCCTCTCCGAGCACGACGGAGAAGCCGCAGCACGACGCGCCCCCGTCCGACGCCACGACCGACGAGACGCCCGCGGATGGTGGACCCCCCGGCCGTGACCTCGCCGTCATGCCGGCCGGGTCCCTCGACGAGCGCATCCGGTACGCGAACGCCCTCGCCACCGCCGGGGACCTCATCCCCGCAGGCCTGCGGGACGGCCGCAACGCGAACCCCGGGAAGGTCCTCCTCGCCGTCGAGACGGGCGCCATGCTGGGCGTGCACCCCGTGGCCGCGATCAACGGCGTCAACATCATCGACGGCAAGGCGACCCTCTCCCCTGCGCTCATGTCTGGGCTCGTGCGCCGCGCCGGGCATAAGCTTCGCGTCACGTCCGTCGGGACCGTCGAGGCGGGCGACATCGCCGTCACGGCGACCCTCGTGCGCTCCGACGACGCGGAGTACCCGTTCACCGCGACGTGGACGCCGCACCGCGCCGCCCGGGCGGGCCTGTGCACGTACGCCGAGAAGGGGGGCCGGTGGGTCGTCACGGCCCGCAGCAACTCCGGGAAGGTTCTGCCGTGGGAGGCGTACACGGAGGCCCTCCTCAAGGCCCGCGCGATCGGTGAGGTGTGCCGTGAGGGTGCGGAGGATGTCCTCATGGGTGTCCACTACACCCCGGAGGAGCTCGGGGCGACGGTGAACGCCGACGGCGAAATGGTTGAGTCGACCGTCGTTTCGATCACGCCGAACGCCCCGGCGGAGCCGACCGCGGAGCAGATCGCAGAGCAGGCCGTTGCCCGTGCGAAGGCCATGCCGGACGTGGCGTCCGTCGTCGGGGTGTGGAAGGCCCTCCCGGAGAAGGTCGCCGCGCAGTCGTGGGCCCGCGGGTACACGGACCTCATGGACTACGCGAAGCGCACCGTCGTCGCCCACCCGTACGGCGCCGTCGACCGGCCCACGCTCCTCGAGGCGTTCGGCATCATCCGCACCCACCTCGAGGGTGGGGGGGAGCAGGGCGCCACGCCGCCCCCTGCGGGCCCGAACGGGACACCCGCGGCCGACGACACCGTCGACGGGGAGATCGTCCACGACGCGCCCGCGCAGGAGCCCACGGCGGGCACCGAGGAGATCCACGACGCGGAGGTCGTCGCCGCACCCGACGAGGCCGGCGGGGACGTGCGCGGCACCGATG